AAGTGACTTTTCATAAATTAATTTAATATCCTCTGAAAAAACTTTTTCTGTTTTTTCTTTTTTAAGAGATTTATTATCTTTTCTTATATTATCTTCTTTTATATTATATTCTATTATGCCATCGTTTTCGCATTGCGGAATTGACGCGGTGGCATTGCTATCGCATTTTTCCTTTTGTTTACGTCGTTTTTGCCACCCCTCTTTTGCGTTTATTGAGTTCTGTTTGTTCTTATCTTCAAATTCATTTAATTGTTCAGATAAAAATTTAATAAAAATATTACCCTCAATAACCTCAATTATTTGTTCTTCGTAAAGCAAATCTAATGCGGTCGCATTGCCGTTGCATAATTTTTGAATAGCTAATTTGTGAGACAATTCTCCAACACGTGACCAATAAATACTGCACAGGTCTATAAATAAACCTTTTTGATCTCTAGTCAAAATTTGAATATTGCCATTTTCCCACTGATTAGGTTCAAATTTAAAATATGGTAGTTCTTTAGCCATTTTTACATAATTTAAAAGTAAAGCCCTATCTCTCTAGCCACGTCGAAAGGCATTAAGAAATAGAGCTTTTAATAAAATTTTTTAGTAAGTTCGACGTTACTTTATTTATTACAAAATTAATTAAATATTTTATTATCAATTAATTTTTAAAATATATTCTTTCATATTATATTTTTTACAAAAGTTCCATTTTCCATTTTTCCAGTTCTTTTAGCTATTACACTATAGGCAGAATTTATACAATCTTCTAAGTTATAACCACCCAATTTAGCTAAGTTAACCAATACTATGGTACAATCGCCTAAAGCATCTATAAACTCATCTTTGTCGTCTTTTATAATTGCTTTTGCTAGTTCTCCAGCTTCTTCTTGCAATTTAATATACTGCGTTTTTATATCACCTTTAGCAAAAATACCTTTTGCTTCTGCCCAATCCCTTATAGGTTGGAATTCATTTTCCATTTTCATAATTGTAATTTTAATTGTGTGTTTACTATTATTGATTTATTATAATTAGGCTTATTTCCATTTAAAACTAAGCCACTTAAAACGTCTCCTACTTTTATATCTAAGTTATTCATTGGTCGATAGCCATTTTCATGCCATACTATTTCATTTAATCCAATACTTAGTTTGTAAGTAATTATGTTTTTTTCAAATGGTCCATCATAAGGACCTATTATTGATTTAACTACTGCTTTCATTTGTTTTTATTTAAAAAATTATTGTATAAATGTAAATCATTAACAAAGTGGAAGTAAGATCCTACTTTTATATCTAACCTGTTAGCTACTAACTCTTGTAGTTTTGAGAAACAATATTGATCGTTAGCAAAACCGTACCAGAGATCGTTAGAACGCATCATAACTGACATATTTAACTTATCATCTAAAATCCTAAAGTTAATAGCATAAGTACAAGGAGTATCATTCTCGAAATTATACCTATCTTTTGCATCATAAATAGAAATGGATGCTCTTCTTGAATCTTTATTCTTAATTAATTCATTAATCACATAATCAAGTTGTTTACCTTTATTCCATTGGTAACCATAGTTCGAATTTACATATCCATTCTGATCCATGCATTTATACCATATCTTTGCTTTCTTAGCTATTTCAGTTGCATCTGCGTTTCCTGATAAGTACCATTGCCATTCAAACTCAGCATAATCACTATTAAAATTTCTATAATCTGTAGTTATAATTCTATCTAAAGGATTATCTATATAGAAACCTATATTAAAAATAGCTTTGGTATATTTAGTTATTTTACCTGAAGAATTTACTTCACTATAAAGCTTCTCAAAAGCTTCTGTCGCATTATTAAATCTCATCTTTAAAGTCTTTTAAGTCGTTCCAATCTCTATAACTATCAATGCTGCTTTCTGGTATTGTTGTTTTGTCCGAATCTCCAGCTACAGAAAAAAACCAATCGCCTTTTTCACCATATTTATTAAGGTAATCCCATCCTTTAGCATCGTAAGTTGATTCACAGTTAAACTCTGTAGGTATCAAATCAGATTTAGCGTTAAAAGGTTTATGGTAACTAATAAACTTAGCTCTGCCTAATTCTCCTTGATGAATATTTCTAGCTACAGCAACATTTACAAATTCAGTATCTGGAAGTGCTATTTGCAAAGCTCTGGATAAAACACCTGTTGATATGACACACCACATTTTTTTAGGTTTCTCTTTGTCTTTAAAAAAATCATAAACACTTCTTACAGCACAAGCAGTAACTAATTCATGTTGCAAACCTAAAGGAATAAATAAAGCATCTCTTTTTGCTGCGTATTTTTTAGCTATTAAACCAGCATTAGGCATAGCAGCTATTCTAGCAAATAAAGCTTTGGCTCCATATTCAATACATAATCTTTGATGCTCAGAAGCTTTAGCACTAGAAGGCATGACTAAAGTTAAATCTTTATTGTATTTTTTACAAAGATAAGATAAACTAATACCTGCAAATCCTTTCCTTGGTTGTACATAAACTATCTCTTTCTTAGTGTTTAATTGCATTAATAATTCACCAAATCTTGCTTTAGCACCTACTGGATTAGAAACTGATTCATCTATTACAAAGAATCCATTTACTTCTTTTACTACAAAATCTTGAAAACTACTTTGAAAATTTTTAGTTAGTTCTAAATAATATTCTAGATTTTTACCATTTAAAAGATCTTTGTTTTCTGAACCTATTTGTTTATTGAGAAACATTGTTTTTATATTTTAAGTTATTATTATTTTTTATGTGGTCTTCTGATTGAAAATTATCTAAGTATCTAATAAAATCACATGCTATATCTTCCATATCGTAAGGTTTTGATTTGTTTCCAGTTTCTTTACATAAGAATCTAAGAGCTTCATCAGTTTTCATATTTGGTAATATCATTTTTAAACATTTTTTAGCATTACTACCAATATACGTATCACTATTTCTATCAACTATATTAGGAAAATATTCAGCTAAGTCCATCGCGAAAGCTGTTAAAACAAAATTCTGTCTTTTAAAACCTCTTTCCATTAAGTAACTATTACCTTCATCAACAACTTGTTTTATACCTAATCCTTTATTATTATAAACATAGTCTATTAAATAGTTTGTTAGTTCTTTACTTTCATTTATAATAAAGTTACGTAATCCTCCTTTAATCATAGGCAGTAAATAACCTTTAACATCACAGAATTTATTCTCAGGTATACATGAAATCCAATCTTCATAAAATGAACATCCTTTTTTTAATTCTTCAACAATCCAGAAGTTACCAAAACCATGTGTTCCAAAAGGTTCTTGATCTTCTTTTTTATGCTTATAATTAATTCCTGAGCCACACAATCTGAATAAATAACATAACTTAATAAAGTTTTCATCTGTAATTGTTTCTTGTAAACTATTAAAATAAATTCCGTTATCTTTAGGGTCATTTTCTTTATATTTTATAGCTTCTAACAAAGAGCTAAATGCAGCATATCTTCTATTAACTACATCATATATAGGGACATTCCATATCAAGTCATCATTAATATCTTCTTTAGTCCAATTAAAGCCTTTGTACTTTAACTCTTGCATCATTTTAGCTTTAGAGTAATATGTTTTAAATACTTCTAACATGAGAATAAATTTTTAGTTTCTATATTTATAAAATCATTAGCAAACATATATGATGTTGGCCTTAAATGAACTGATTGTTTTGCTTCCATATTATCAAAACTTAATTCTTCTTGATAATTAAAATTCCATTTTAAAACTTTCCAGTTATTATTGTTAGCAATCATATTGATCATTTTGTTAAAATGAATTGCCATTTCCAATCTTTCTAATCTAGTTCCGTTAAAGTTAGATCCATTAAACTTTCCTGTTCCTGGTATTTTTCTACTTTCATTTTCTATAGGCAACAATTCTACTAAAGATATATCTTTTATCTTTAGATTTTTTAACTGAGATTCTAATTCTAAAATCATATTATCAATTGATTCTATTCCATATTTAATTACATGAAATCTAATATCTATATTTCCAGCGTAAAAGACTAATTTGCTAACTGAATCATGAATGTAATATTTAATTCCTTCTTTAAGAAAACCATGTAGTGTTTTACCATCATTTCTTGATATGCAATATTCAGGTTTAAACACGGATAAAGAATGACTATCACCAAGAACTAAATAGTTAGATAATTTATCCAATTCTATTACTTCAGGTATATTAAAATTTAAATTTCTATATTCTATTAATTCTTTTCTTTTTTTACACATATCATTGTAGTCTATTATTTCATTTATACATAAAACTTGACCTTTAAAATCTTTTAGTTTAAGTAATTTAACTATAGTCTTATCAGATACCCCACCAAAAAAGTTGTAAACTCCAATTTTATAGTTAACCCCTTCATTTATTATTAAATTACTGTAATTATTCCAATCATCTGTTTCATTTAGTATATCTATTTTGCTATTAAATTTATTTTCTAAAATAGCTTTACAAACATAAGTCCATCCACCATTATGAGAATTGTTACTTTTAACAGGGTTAGAAATAACCCCTATCATTCCTATTTTTTTCATATTATTTATTTATTGTATTGTTTAAACTACCTATATAAGCTACTGCATCAAGTAGATTATCCTCTTTATTGCTGTATGACTGTCTTGATAGTTTTAACGCAATCATACAATTATACATGTCAACAGTAGTTATGTCCTTAGAAGACATAAGAGATGCAATTTTGGCTGCTTTAGCCATTCCTTCTTCAAAAGGACCGTAATATCTTTCTTTTTCTTCTGATCTTAGATTTACTATCTCATTTGCTTTTTCTAAAATGTTCATATTATTTAATTAAATTAAAAAAGCCTTGCAAATCCTTGAGGGTCTGACTTCTCAATTCATTGCAAGGCTTGTTAATAATTCCTTGAGTTACTTTATTGTCAGACCAGTAACTATACTACAAATATACAAATTAATTCTAATGTACTAATAAAAATCTAACTTTTTTTTTGCTATTGCAATAGTAGCCATTCCATGAATAGCCAAAACCCCGTCCTAATCCTGTGGAATCGTTTTACTTTCATAGCTTAATTATTAAATCTTTGCAAAGCCCTAGCTTCGGTTTATTGCTTTGGCTATCCAAAAGAAAGTCAATACTATTTTTGTACCTAGCATTCATGCAATCACGCACAACCCATTTGCCGTTGATCTGAGGGCTTGAAACCGATCGAACGTCTATTGTGTCACCGAAAGAAAATAAACCGTTCCAATGCCCCCTGTGCGGAAAATAACTATTTCGGTAAGGATCTAAAATTAAATCCCTCGAAAGTGCCACCCATTTGATTTCATTGGCTTTTAATTTTTCAACGTCAATCAATGAATTGTCGGCGGTGGTTAATGGATCGGCATCACATTGCCACTTAGTAGGATTGTATGTTGTTGCACGGTCAATTTTCAGAAACTTAGTTTCAACTTGATCGATTACATTTATTTCAATAACCGGTTGCGGCTTGGTTTCAAAATTTAGGAATAAAACACAAACGCTGAAACCTATTAAAATTACTATCAATTTTTGTTTCATATCTCTATTTTTTAATTTGATTCTGTAAACTCTCTCAATAATTTAACCGCTGTTTCGAGCGAATCAATAAGCGTGTCGATCCGTTCGTATGCCTGTGTGGTCATTTCATCTTCAAACCACTCTAAACAGTTCTTAATCCGTTTTCGCTCCTTTTGCAATTCCTCGATTTTGTTGATCAAAGTATTGATGGGATAATTGTTTAACATGCTGCTAGTAATTTATTGAATATTTTGTACTCCTCAATTATCTCTTTGTCATACTCCAGCCATTGATTTAACGCTGCTAGTCCGTGCATAACAGTCGAGTGATCGTGACCGCCTGTAATTAATCCAATTCGTCTAAACGACATCGAAGGCTTTGTAGTTCTGATATGATTCCAAACTAAATATCTAGCTCGTACGGCCGTTGCTTTTCGAATTTTGGATATTACGATGTAAGCATCCGCATTTGTAGCTATGCAAGCGCAATATATTAAATGTTCTGCTTCGGTTCTAGTTACTTTACTAATTGCTAAGCGGTATCGAATCACCACCGAATTAATTTGGTCGGGGTCGGCTTCATGTTCGTACACGATTTTTTTGATTTCTTTTATTAGTTGTTTTTCTGGTGACATATTAATTTGTTTTTAATTGATTTTCTTTACAGGCGTTTGAAATTGCCGTGTATGCTATTTTCTTGGCTTGATCTTTACCTATTTTTTTGGACTTCCATTTTTCAACGAATATTGTCAAACGTTCTTTAATTTGGTCTCGATCTTCTTTAGGTTTTACCCCTCTTTTTTGTTTCTCCATTAGTTTTAATTGTTTAAATAAATTCTACCTAAGTTTACAGCATCGTATTTTCTTACAAAAAGAGTAGAATTTAATCTTTTACCTTCAGGGGTTTGTGGAAAAAATAAACTTTTTTTTGTGTTTGGTTTAACAACCTTGATAATGTAAATTTTTTTGCTGTTGTCTTTGTTTGCGTAAATTTCTACTGTTGTCATAATATATTTTTTTCGTTTCTGTCTGACAAATATACAAACATTATTTTAATTAGGTGCAACTAAATTAAATTATTTTCAATTTATTATGTTAAAAATTTAACAAACCTATCTAAGTAGCTGAAAATAAGACAAAAAAAACCCCTAGCTGGGAACTAGAGGTTTTAACGAAATACGAAAAAATACTAAATTATTATGTCAGAAATGTAAATATAGTTAAATTTTTTAATTCAAACATTTTTTTTTAAGAAATTGCATCAATATTAATAGTACGCCTATCCACTTCACCAAATTGTTTGTGATATGTGATTACTTTTGAATCTCTCCCACTACTCCAACCGCCACGACTAGCATAGGCATCTTTGGTCGCTAGTGTCCGATGTTGCTCGACTATCATTAAATTTGTCTCAATCATTTTTGTATTGTGCAAATGACCGGTATGCGCATAAACGAATTTTGACTTCCCAAACTCAGACTTGAATTTTGACACGAAAACAGAATCTAAACTTTCTGCACTCTTTTTGTGGCCGTGATGATAAAATAAACAGCAATCGCCCCATGTGATGCAGTAATACGGGCTAGGATTGGTATCTATTATTATACGTGGTTCGTTCTCATAAAAGATACTTAGGGTTTCACGTAGCCAAATCGATGAAGCCATGTCATGGTTACCTTCTGCCATTATTAATTTAACGGTTGGGTATTTCTGCAATAGCATATTAATGACTTGGCGAATCACTTTAATAGCAACCCTGACTAATTTCGTGAACCTTGTATCAGCGTCTAATAAATTTCTACTTTGTGGTGTCACCGCATCCATGCCATCCCAATGCAGGAAGTCACCTAATTGCGCAAAGATAGCCGTTTCAGCTTTCGGACTACTTTCAATAGCATATTTGAAATACTTGATCAAAGTTTCTTCTGCTATTTTAATATCCCAATCCGCTCCCGTTTCTTCACCCCATGCCATCATACCTAAATGGTAGTCGGTCAATGTATATTGATTAATTAAATTTGAATAGGTTTCACCCTGTGGCTTGGGAGTTATTTTGCATGGTATTATGTCATCATTAAGCGCCTTAATCGCCTGTCTAAGGTTTTCAATTTTATCCTTTTCGCTAACTTCTGTTTTAACCCACTCCATGACCAAATTGCCATCTTTGTCACTTAGGGTGCTTTTACCTTTGATTGATAATTTTTCAAGGTTGACAAGTTTATTGTATTCTTCTAACTTTTTTTTGTTCAAGTAATATTTTGGATTGCCATCTTTGTCGCTAGTTATTAATTTTAATCCTAATTTAATTGCAATTTCATCACTTAATCTTTTTCGCATGTTTTTTCTTTTTTACCAAGTTTTAATTCAATCAAATTTTGAGCCGTGACAATCCCTAGCAATAGGGCAACGAATGACAAATCAATTAACAAAATGCTTGCAGCCGTGTCAATTGACAAATAGCTATAATGTACCCAACCCACGCATAACATAAGCGCAAACGCCGTTGTTTTACGTGCTGAATTACCTTTTGCATTATTCGAGAATGTGTAAAGGAATCCAATAACAAAGTCTTTTATTTCTTGTTTCATTTTACTTTCTCTATTTTTTCAATTCGTTCCTCATGGTTATCGACTTTTTGCCTCATGTGGACTAGCTCGGTAATATGCAAATCCATTACTTTCATTAATCCCTCATGTTGTTTTTGGCGCATTTTACCATCACTTTTCATTACCTCAATACTATCTTTCACCACCTCAACAGTATCTTTTACTACTTCCATTTGCTCGTGCATTAAATCCTTGAACGCTTGGTTGTCCTCTTTCAGCTCATTAATAACCTCTTTTTTAACGTCTGCTTTTGTGGATGTCCAAAACCATTTAACGGACTTGGATATGATCGGAGTAAGGGCTATAAGCGTTCCAATGATTAAATAAAGGATGCTAGGTTGTTTAAGTAGTTCAATTAAATTCGACATGGGTAGGTCTGTTTTTGGGTTTTATTTATTACGGCGGTTTCGTCTTGGTTCTTCAACTGGCGGTGTGACTTCGCTTGTGACATCTATTTCGGTTGTTCCTTTTTTATTCTTGATTTTACGGAACGTGTTCACAACTTGCGTGGTTGGCTCTTGGTTCAATGAATAAAAATAAAACGCTCCGCATGCTAATCCAAAGCCAAATGCGATGTAAATTAATGGTGTTATAATTGTTTTCATAGTTTAATTTTTGGGTAACTAATTCCATTTGTATCGGTGAATTTTTCTAAATCAATAAGCGTTCGCCATGTATATCCGAAATCCTTTTGAAAATGTGGATTATCTTTGAAGCTAGTCCAATCACCGCCCCAAGTATAATCATTTTTTTTGAAAAAACTAACAACTTTCGCAAAATGTTCATCTTGCTTCCATGAAGCGGTTTCAAAAGTACCGTTCCCATCCGTATCAAACAGGATCACAATATCGAACGCCAACCCGTAATTGTGGATCGATTGACCGCCCTTTGCATTGGTCACTTTAGGGCGTTTGTTATACAAAGCATCTTGCACCTCATTCGACCTATAAACGTGGCTAAAACGAAGCCGTACGCCTTTGGGTAGTTTATTATTTATTGCAATATACAATTCTT